CTCGAAAAACTTTGATTTATACACTTTCCGACGCTCCATAAACTAAACACTCCATTGTCGTTAACAGGTCGGCTAACTGCGCCGCATCTTCTAGGCTCGCTGAGTATGACTTGAATGGGTCCATACTAGGATTCTCCAAGTCAAACAGCGCTACACTGACAATCACATTTGCCACTGACACGTAGCACTGTCCAATTGCCATGTCTCCGCGCCACTGCTGGCAGTTGTACAGATACGCTAGGCGTTGCAATTCAGCCACTACAGCGCCCGTGGCTGCGTCATAACCTGCATAGGCTTCTACTGTCTTGCGGTGGCGTTTGGTCGCACTCCAGCGGCTTACAGCCGCTTTGCAGACGCCGTAGTGTTCGGCTAGTTGTTTTTGGTTCATTACTCACCGTCCTGATGTGCGTCACACAGCGCAAGAATTGCCGTTTTGTATTTGCGCCAGAACTCTAAAGCCCCAACTGCCATTGATGAGATTTTTTCATCATCAAACGATTTCCAGTCTTTAATCAAATGAACTTGGCAGCCAATTTTTAAAAATGTTGTTGTTACGGTAACGTCCCAGTCAAGATTGTATAAAAACAGCGGTTTTTTTGTGAGCTTATCACCGTACAGGTTGGCACCGTACAGGTCGGCATCGCGCAGGTTGGCACCGTACAGGTCGGCACCGTACAGGTTGGCATCGCGCAGGTTGGCACCGTACAGGTCGGCATCGCGCAGGTTGGCACGTGCCGACAATGCCGCTTGCAATGTGATTTTAATGCTGTTTTCTTCTGCGTCGTGCGCAAACAAAACCTTTCCGGTAAAGCGTGATTTAATTTCAATTTTCATTTCTGGTTATCCGTTGTTGTGCAGCCCCGCGCTGCATGAGTTAACTATAGGTCAACTGGAAAATAGTGCAACAACTTTTTCACTGGTCGGAGGAGTGATAAGAAAAAGGCGCGTTTTGCGCCTACTTAGGATACTCTTCTTGCTTATATAAAATTTTTTGCTTAAGAGACTTCTTTTGTGTCTTGCTACCGATAACGTAAATGTACCTATGTTTTCTTGGCCTGTCTTTAAGGTAGAAGTCATCCCCGTATTTCTCTCGCATTGCTTGAGCGCGGTTTTTAACGCCGCGAAACTGGTCTGCTATTGTCTGCCCATGCAAATGCTCTAATCCTTTTACCTTCCAGTCCGTTCTTTTTGCGCTCAGGCCGTGATACGTAAAATTGCAAGCTTGGTATACTACTCCTTTGTGATTCTGCTCTGTGTCAGCAAAGCTTATAACTATTGATGGCTTTGGCAGCATTTTTAATGTGGAAGAAACCAAAAAAGACGCTTCGTTCTTCCTGTTATACTTTAGGCATAGCCTGTTGAGTTCCAAAATAATCCCTATACACTCATCACCAGCCACGCCCCTCCTTAGCGTTGAGCTTGGAGGTGTTCCGTATGTACAAACACCTATCAGCTCATCACCATCAAATAACCCAAAAGCATAGCTGATAGACGGCCATCTTTTTGCGTAGTGAATGCCAATAATAAATGGTTCGCATTCTTTTCTAGTTATTTGTTTTACTTTCATATTATCCTCCGTTGTTATTCCCGCCAACCATACCACACTCACTTACTCAAAGTGGTACAACCAGCACCGCCGCTTGCCGGAACCGCTCTAGGATAGCGGCTGGTATGTCGTGCGGTGGTAGGTCTGTGATATAAGTAAATGATTTATATCCCGCGATTGTGATCTGGTAGCATTTCATTTTAAGGCCCAAGAAAAGCGCCCGAAGGCGCTGTTATTCATTAGAAAGGCGCATCGTAGTCGAAGTCAGCAGGCGGCCTGCCAATCTGCGGCTGATAGTTCTGCTGCGGCTGGCGTTGCTGTGGCGCTGGTTGCTGGCGTTGTGGCTGTTGGGCTGGTTGTGGTCGCTGCTGTTGTGGCGATTGGTATTGCTGGTCAGCTTGCTTTCCATCAAGCATTTGTAGTTCATTGGCAACAATCTCAGTTGTGTATCGCTCAACGCCGTCTTTATCCTGCCACTTGCGGGTTTTCAGCTTTCCTTCAAGATAGACTTTACTGCCTTTGCGCAGATATTCGCCTGCGATTTCGGCGAGCTTTCCATAGATGACAATTTTATGCCACTCTGTTTCCTCTTTCTTCTGCTGAGTAGCTTTATCAGTCCAAGACTCTGAAGTTGCCACAGTAAAGTTTGCAACAGCGCCGCCACTTGGAAGATATTTAACCTCTGGATCATTTCCGAGGTTGCCGATTAAGATTACTTTGTTGATTCCGCGAGCCATTATTTTGCTTTCCTTCTGTTCAATAACTTTTTAAGTTTGGTCACACTGCTTTCGCAGTACATGATTTTTCTGTTGTGCTTATACCACCACTGCAAGCCTTGGCAGTCCTCGTATACTTCAAATTCTCCTGTGTATTCGCTGTTTTTCCTCCACTTTCTCAGCGTTACCGGATGGACTCCAAGAACAGAAGCGGCTTGTTCTGTCGTTAGTTCTCCGCTCATTGCTCAAACGCCTCGTAAATCTCCTGCAAATCACGCAGAGCGATTTCTGCGCGCTGGTCAAACTCACGCATCATCTTTTCATCGCGTGCAAATTTGACGCTGTGGAGCTGCTTTGTTTTGAATCGCGGGTCATACTTGGCAACGTGCCAATGCTGAGCGCCAGAAACCCACATGCAGAATTGGATCTGTTTGATTTCTTCTTTCTTTGGCAATCCATCGCGCACAAACTTGATAAACTCACGGCTTGACCATGGGCATTTGAGCTCAAGTCCGGCGCCATCGCTGCAAATGCCATCAGGCGAGCAACCAAAGCTGCCAGTTAAATCGCGGTAGATAAACGGCACCTGCTCGACAGTTAATCCGGTGACAAACTCAAACGCAGCGTATGCGCTTGATTCGTGGTCGCGCCCCCATTGCAGAGCCTTTGCGTTGATTTCCTCCGGCAGTTCTCCGGTGAGCTGTTCAGCAGCTTTTTCTGCAATGTAATTTTTGTAGGTGTCTGTGCCTTCGCCTGCCAGAAAATCACTTGCTTTGCTGGCTGTGATAACGCCAAGGCGCATTTTGAACCACTCCGGCGAACGCTGCTCAACGATAGTCGGGTCAAAGCCAAGCCGGGCGGAATGCTCAGCAAGGCTTGCAAGGATTGATTGTTTATTCAGGATCATTTGCTTTCTCTTTTTCCATGCGTTTCAGCTTTTGGTCAAGCAATCCGATCACAATATTGGCGTGTTGCTCTGGAAGCTGTGCAAATCCGTACACTTGGCCGTATTTCAGCACGTTAATGCAGGCGTGTTGCATGGCTTGCGATTCGTCGGTGCCTGTGGCTGTTAGCAGGTCGTAGAATGCGCTTACTTGCTGTGGCGTGGCGTAAACAATTTCAGGCTCTTTGTAGTTGCGGCTTTCGTCGTTTTCGCCAGTTTCAATCGCAAACACTTTCAACAGCGCTGATTTTGTTGCGTAGGTGACTGCTTTTCCTGGCGCTTTGTCTCCGTTGTCGTTAGCGTGGCCAACAATGCGCACTGTTAAGCGGTCTGCGCCATCGTCGATATTAACAAAGTGCACGTTGTATTCACCTTCATACAGCATCATGGCAATGTCTTTTGACTTATCGCGCGCAACCAGTACAGTGCTGTTTAGTTGCTCTGGATAGTAAACAATGCCGTGTTTTACAAGCGAATCTCGCAGCATGGCAACAACTTGGTCATGGCTTACTGCTGAGTAATTAGCGCCGCCGCCGGACACTTTTTTGTCTTTTTTGATGTAGTCAATTTCCTGCATTACAGCGTTAATGCGCTGGTAAATATTGCGCGGCTGTGTTGCCGTTTTTGTTGTCATTGGTGTTTCCTCCGTTGTTGACGGTTAGATAGTAGTAAATCTACTACTACAAAGCAAGCTCTTTTATGATTTGTTTTGCAGCATCAAGCCCAAACGCCACAAAGCAGCGATTGCCAGCGGATGCCATTGCAGATAAAACATCAAGCTGCCTTGCAAAGTGCTGGCGGCTTTTTG